AAGAAGAACAGAGTCGTTATTAGAACCCGGTTTGATTTTCTTTAGAAGGACACCCAAAGACGTGTCAATGACATAAACCTTGCCCCACTGAAAGAAAATATCAGAAAGAGGCAACACCTGACACGCCACAAGGTCGCCCGAAAAATAGTGCGGCTCCATACTATTGCCGCGGACAGAGACCACATAGTCAGCCTTGATGCCAGGGATGAGAACACGCTCACAGTCGCGTTCATCAGCCGAGACCTCACCATTGAGGAAGCCGGCCATAGCATCAATAGGAATGAGAGGGACACCCTTTTGAGGACAGTCAGAGACCTTGCCGACAGCCTCATCAGCAGCGATAGAATCACATACCACCTCAGAAGGATAACTTTGCGAACAAAGCATATCACCCTCGCCCGTCAAGAGCCACTTAGCAGAATACCGGGGATAATTTTCAACTACAGCTTCAAGCCACTTAGCCTGAATATCCGTGCCATTGTTCAAGGCGCGGGATAAAACACCCTTACTCGCACCAATAATGCGTTCTAAAGCTCCTATAGTGATGCCCTCATTGGAGGCCAAATCTTGTATTCTTGTTAAAATTTTACTCATAAAGTTGAAAAATATCACCGTAAAGTTTGGAAAGTTGAAAATTATCCCTTATCTTTGCAGCGTGTTCGATAGAGAACACGCCCAAAGATACGAAAAAAACGTGAGAAAAACTGTAAGAAATAGAAAAAAGAAAGACAGTCCGAGAGCGGACGAGAGAACAAATGGTAACAAAAACAATCAAAAACAGCGCGTCGGGATGACGAGCTGTCAGGGCGAAAAGGGCTGACGGAAGAAAAAAGCCGTTGGCACCGGGGTTCGACTCCCCGGTCGCTCACCAAGAAAAACAAAACAACATGAGACAGACATCAGAAAAAATGGCAGAGCAAAGCCTTGATATAGTTATAGACAATATCGAGCGCCAACGTGCAGACATAGACCAAGTGCTAAAGCACATAGAATCGACCCACGACGAATACGAATTGCTGCACTACCGAGCCTACCAAGCACTATTGGCATACGACCGTCATCTTGAGTTGGCAAAAGACGAAATCAATAAACAAATACAACAATAAAACGATGAAAAGACGAATAATGGCAACCAGTGACGACCTCACATTCTTGACGAAAGTGAATCACTGCACAAAACGGATGGTGCACAAAGCACTGTCGTATGACTCAAACTCAGACCTTGCAAAACGCATACGCCTATGCGCAATAAAACACGGATGCCATCAAGTAGTAGAACTGCTTGAGATAGAGACCGTGCACGATGCCGACAACTACATGCGCCAGTATATGCCCAACGGAGCACTGTTAGAGTTCAGCAAAGAGCGAGGCACCTGCGATGTAATCTTCAAAGGCAACACAGTGAAACACTATGACGAAGTGAAGCTTGCACAGATAGCGAGCATCCAAGCATATGCCGGAGCATTGAGATAAGGAGGCGCGGAGCGATGGAATACTACGGAGGAAAACTGTGCATATCAATGCGAGAGCTTGTTGAGGAAGGCGTGATGAGCGTGCCCAACTACAAGCGACTGTCGGCAGCCGGACGCTTTGAGATAGCGAGGCGAGGCGGCGGCTCGGCGAACAGCTATGCACTAATCGTAGTAGACAGTCTTCCGACCCGGTTCAAAGAAGAAGTGAGAGCGCGCCATCCCGAAGGCGGCAACGTGATGCTTGCCGGGTGGGTGCGGTCGAACTACGAGCGCGACCAAGCCGCTGCAGCCTACTTTTTCTCGCCCGAGAAATGCGGATTGCAGCTAACGGCAGAGAAAGCCCAAGAATATGTGACCAATGCGTCAGCCCTGAATTGCTGCATACGCCTATACGAGCGAGCAGCGACGGCACAAAAGCTGATGGGAGGCAAATATGACTGGACACAGATGGCAGAGTGCATAGAGAGCTTGCGCGAGCAGTACGGGCACACCTTGCCCACCTCGCCATTGCGTTTTCGCAAGAAAGTGGCAGAGTATAAGCGTGAGGGGTATGCGTGCCTGATCAGTGGCAAATACGGCAACCAGAGTGCGCGCAAAGTAGACCACAAGACCGAGCGACTGATACTTGGCATAGCTGTGCTGCCCAACAAGCCGTATAACACCAACGTAGGAGAGCTGTACAACCAGTTTGTGTGCGGCGAGCTTGACATCTACGACCCCGAGACCGGCGAAGCATTTAATCCCGACGACTTCACCGACAAGAACGGCGAGCCGCAAGTGTTGAGCGAGAGCACCATAGCGAACTACCTGAACAAGCCCAAGAACCGCGTGCTGATAGAGCACAAGCTGAACAGCTACACAACCTTCATGCACGAGCAGATGCCACACATGCATCGCCACGATGGAGAGTTCTCACTATCTAAAGTGACATTTGATGACCGCGATCTGCCGCGCAAGCTCAAAGACACCAAGGTGCGACCGAAAGCATATTACGCCTACGATGTGACCAGTCAATGCTGCATAGGTTATGCCTACAACCGCAACAAGAACGTAGACTTGGTGGTGGATATGTTTCGCAACATGTTTCGTCTGCTTGACCGCAAAGGTTGGGGGTGCCCGGCAGAGGTAGAGGTGGAGAACCACCTGATGAGTCAATGGCGCGACAGTTTTTTGCGAGCCGGAGTGATGTTTCCGTTTGTGCGTTTTTGTGCGCCGATGAACTCACAAGAGAAGCGAGCCGAGAACTTCAACAACGCCAAGAAGCGCAGCATAGAGCACCGCAACCACATAGGCATAGGACGCTTTTATGCCAAGAGCCGACAATATCGGACAGAGAGCAAGAAAGTGTTTGACGAGAAGAATGACACCTATGTAGAGAAAGACTACTACACATGGGACGAGCTGATAGCCGATGACATAGAAGACATTCGCCAATATAACAACTCGCTGCATCCGAACCAGAAGAAATATCCGGGGATGACGCGATGGGAAGTGCTTGAGGCGAATATCAACCCAACCCTTGCGCCGCTTGACAAGGCGATGATAGCGAGATATGTAGGCGAGAGAGTTAGCACCACAGTGCGCCGCAACAGCTATTGCCGCGTGAGCTATGAAGATTGGTGGCTGAGCGAGACGAGCGTGCTTGAGAAGCTTGCGCCAAACAACTACAAGGTAGATGCATATTATTTGACAGACGAGAGCGGAGCGATAAGCGATGTTTACATATTTCAGAACGATATGCTGATAGACAAGTTGCAAAACGTAGGCACGTATAACACGGCAACGGCGGAGCAGACCGAAGAAGACCGGGCGGTGTTTGTGGAGCAGCGCAAGAAGGTGGCAGAGTTTGGCAGGTATGTGAAAGCGAACGAGGTGAACCACGTAGGCATATCACGAGCGGCGGCACCACCCGGCGAAGAATGCGCAGAGCTTGCGGCACAGACAAGTGCGCCGGAGCGAGAAGAAGACAATGACTACAGCGAGGCATTAGATTATGTTAGTGCGGGCTTAGAAAGCCTTTAGAATATCATTCAAAACTAAGTAGAAAGATGATAACAAACGACATTAAATTAAAGATTTTGGGTGCGATAAAGAGCAATCGCGCCAATTATCCGAGCGATGCGAAACACGCGGCATCGTTGGGCATCAGCACCAGTGTGTATAGCGCACTGCGCAACGGCAACACCGAGCGACAGATGAGCGATGCGGCATGGATCAGCGTGGCACGCAGGCTTGGAGTGAGTTTGCGCGGCGAGATAGAGTGGAAGGCAGCGCGGACAGCGACCTACCAATTTATCACAGCGCAGTTGGAGCTGTGTCAGGGCAGCGGACTGAGCGGATTGCTGTGTGACATACCCAACATAGGCAAGACATTCACGGCGCGGCAGTATGTGGCGAGCCACAAGAATGTGGTGTATATAGACTGCTCGCAGGTGAAGACCAAGTTGAAGCTCATCCGCAAGATAGCCGGAGAGTTTGGTGTAGACAGCAAAGGGCGATATGCAGATGTGTATGACGACCTTGTGTACTACTTGCGGTCGATACCGACACCGATGATTATACTTGATGAAGCCGGCGACTTGAGCTATGAGGCATTTCTTGAGTTGAAAGCCCTATGGAATGCTACCGAAAGATGCTGTGCATGGTATATGATGGGAGCAGACGGATTGAAAGAGAAAATCAATCGGTCGATAGAATGCAAGAAAGTGGGCTACACCGAGATGCTGAGTCGTTATGGAGACCGGTTTAGCCGAGTGACACCTGACGATGGCAAAGAGCGCGAGCGATTTTTGATGGAGCAAGCACGCGTGGTTGCAAAGGTGAATGCGCCCGAGGGCACTGACATAGGAGTGTTGGTGCGGAAGACGGCAGGAGGCTTGCGTCGAGTCTATACCGAAATAGAAAAGCTGAAGATGAAATAGCGGCAAAGCCACGAAAACCAATCATTATAGACAATGGCAAAAAGAGCATATAGCCCGAAAGAGATACTGAAGAAGTCGTATCGCACGCTGCCGTGGGCAGGAGAATGGGCGGAAGCCTTCGGGACACCGACCACAAACGAGACATGGTTTATCAGCGGAGCGAGTGCATCGGGCAAGAGCAGTTTTGTGATGCAGCTGGCGAGAGAGCTATGCAAGTATGGCACGGTGCTTTATTTGAGCTACGAAGAAGGCATCAGTCAATCGTTTCAGACGCGCATCGAGCGATTTAAGATGAGCGAGGTGCAGGGCAAATTCAGGGTAGCGATCAGCGACACCTACGAAGACGTGATAGAGCGACTGAAGCGGCCAAAGAGTCCGAACTTTGTGATAATCGACAGCTTTCAGTATGCCGAATGGACATATCCGCAAGCAGAGGCTTTGACGGAGATGTTTGCGAGGAAGAGTTTCATCTTTATCAGCCAAGAAGACAAAGGGCGGCCGCTGGGCAAGCCGGCAGTGCGACTGAAGTATATGGCAGGTGTGAAAGTGCGCGTGATAGGATATCAGGCGGTATGTCAAGGGCGGTTTATACCGGAGCCGGGAGTTAGCTTCAAAGTCTGGGAAGAAGGCATAATGAAAACGACAAATAAGATAAACGTATGAGCAACAAACGACAGACAATAGAAATAGCGCCACCGCACAACGGGACGATGGTGGAAGGCATCTACAGCAGCGGGCACGTTTGCCCGTATTGCAAAGGCAATGGATGGCATTGGGGAGAATATCGCCCCGGCGCCGGAGTTGAGAAAGCGTACTGCAGCAAATGCAAGGGCAGCGGCATGCTGGATGCCATGGTGACAATAGAGTGGAAACCAAGCGCGATGCGCGAGTAATAAACCGACAACAGCTATGCAAGAAGTGGAAAATTTTGCAAGGTTTTATGCGGCGATGAAGGCAATGCCGGGCATCGGAGACCGCGAAGAGTATAAGCGGACGGTTGTAGCGCAGTACACGGGAAACCGCACGGAGAGCCTGCGTGAGATGACTCGCAAAGAATATAATGAATGTTGCGAGGACATGGAGCGCATAACAGGCTTGGCAGAGCGACGGCGCAAAGAGCGGAGTGCGTGTTTGAAGCTTATGCAGCGCATGGGCATAGACACGACGGACTGGACAAGAGTGAATAACTTTTGCCGCAGCCCACGGATAGCGGGGCGCGATTTTGCGAAGATAGACGTTGCAGGTTTGGAGAAGCTGCAGCGGAAATTGCGAGCAATAATGGGCAAGCCGGCATCGCAGCCTTCAGGTGAAGGCACGGAACAAACAAAAATGACAGTTTATAACATAACAACAAAAGGAGAAGCATGAAATCAGAAATGAAAGAAGCCATGAGCTGTGTGAAGCACACTGTAGCGGAGCTGACTGAAGGCTTGAACGCCGAGGCATACGTAGAGTTTATGCGCGAGCTTGCCGAATGGGCGCGCAATCAGGCAGACATGGAAGAGTATGACGAAGACGAAACATACGATTATTAAACATAAAATTTAACCCTTAAAAAAAACTATTAAAATGACAGAGACAGTAGAAATGACCGCCGAAGAACGTGCGGAGTTTGAAGCTTTCAAGGCAGAGCGCGAGAAGAAGTTGGCAGCAGAGCAGCGCAAGCAGCAGCGTGCCGACTATGCTCAAATGGTAGATGATGAGATAGCGACAGCCATCCCGCAGTTGCGAGAGCTCAGTGAAGCAATAAAGACCGTGAAGGACACAGTTTACGGCAACTTTAGCAGCATCCTGGCGATGAAGAGCGAGGTGCTTGGCTTGACAAAAGACGACCAATGCACACACCAGTTCACCAACAGCGACAGCACTATGCGCATAACACTTGGAGTGAACGCCATAGACAGCTACCGTGACACTGTTGAGGACGGCATAAACATGGTGAAGCAGTACATAGAGAGCTTGGCCAAAGATGCAGAAACAAAGGCATTGGTGAAGGCAGTGCTTCGACTGCTGGCACGCGACAACGGCGGCAACATCAAAGCGAGCCGTGTGCTGCAGCTGCGTAAGATGGCAGAGGACAGCGGCAATGAGATGTTTTTGGAAGGAGTGCGCATCATAGAAGAGAGCTATCAGCCGACGGTGACCAAGAGATTTGTGCGTGCGCAATACAAGGATGCGAAAGGCGCGTGGGTTAACATACCATTATCGATGACAGACGTAGAATGATTGAGCTATGGAACGCGAAATAGTAAAAGAAAAGAAAATAGCATTGTGTCGCAAGTGTCGCGGCACAGGCGAGGTTGAGCAGCAGCTGCCGGGTAAGTTGCCGTGGCAGAAGCGCAAAGTGACGGTCGAATGCCCGCAATGCAAGGGCAGCGGCAGAGTAAGGGTGAGCGGAGTGATGAAGCTCGAGATAGAACCATACTAAGAACGACAAAAACGAAGAGCCAATGATGGCAAAAAGGCGTGGCATAAGCTACCAAAAGCGAGTGAAAGACATAAACGGGATATACGACCGATACGCCAAATTGGGCGTCCCCAACCGCGAGATATGGCGAAGGTACGTATATCCGGTTTATGGCATCAGCGAGCGGACTTTCTACAATGTGTTGAAAGCTCCGCTCACGCCACGCTTTTTGAGTTTAATAGAAAGTTATCCAACCTTGTTTGACGGCGAAGAGAAATGAATGGTAATATAAACGTGGTGATAAAGCGGATATTGCGCGACATACAGGTTGAGCTGAGCGATGAGTTTGACAAGAACTTTGAGCGACAGGGATTTTTCAACCGGGCGTGGGCGCGAAGGAGCAGCCCGGTGCGACCGGGAGGAGCGACGCTGATAGACACCGGCAAGCTGCGACGGAGTGTTAAGAGCCGAGTGAGCGGCAGCTCGATAGTGTTTGAGTCGGATTTGAACTATGCGGCGATACACAATGAGGGCGGCGAGATTAAGGTGACGGCGAAGATGAAGAAGTATTTTTGGCATAAATACTACGACAGCACCGGGTCGTTTGGGCGGAAGAAAGACGGGACGCTGCGCAACAATAAGAGGAACGTGCAGCTATCGACGGAAGCGGAGTTTTGGAAGCACTTGGCGCTGATGAAGGTTGGCAAGACCATCAAGATACCCAAGCGACAGTTCCTGGGGATGTCGCCGGAGGTTGAGAAAGCGGTGCGAGAGATAATAGAAGAAAACATAAGTGACTATTTAAACAACGTAGAGTTATTATGAGAAAAGAGTTATACAGCGCAATCAGCGCACGGTTGTTGGCAACAGATGTGATAAAGTATGTTGACCTGTGGAACCGCAATGTGGAGTTTATAGAGCAGGAAAGCAACTGGGCTCGTCCGGCGGTGTTTGTTGAGTTTGACCCGATAGTGTGGGATAGGACTAAGGAGAGAGCGATGCGCACGGTGTCGACATTGAAGCTGCACATAGTGACTGACTGGTATGGAAGTGCGAGCAGTGAGGCCGGAGCGACAGAGGAAGCGCTGGAGGAGATGTTTGGGTTGACCAAGCTGGTGCGTCAAGCAATAGAGGGAATGGCAGGAAAGACATTTAGCAGGTTGATGTTGGCACAGAGTTACACCAACCATGACCATGAGGAAATATTGGAAAGTATAGACGTATACTCATATAGAGGATTGGTTTTCTTTTAATACAGTAAGTTGTTAAGCAGAGAATGAAAAGAGAGGCCGATAGTCGTGATGACTGTCGGCCTCTCGCGTTGAAAAAAAAGGATTAGAAATAATGAATTACGGATGATTTTTTTGGAAAATATTTTGGGATGTGAAAAATAAGTTGTAATTTTGCGATGAGGATTTCGTAGCTAATGACTACCAATTCCTCGCCAGCGGGGGTTGACCAATCGGTCAACCGTCCGT